CTGCTCCTTATCTTTCATCAGCTTGTTAGTCCAATCTACAGCCTTACCTGAATCATAATACTCATCTCTATGCAATAAGATTAGATTGTTCTCATTGTTAGGATTAGCAGTAGCATAAAGATTGTACATCATAAAGATGCTCTTAATGTAATCCGATTGCTTAATCTTCTCAGGTACAAATGTATTCATGGTAGTGATACCACTGTTCAATGGGATGTTATCAGATGGTCTGATGGTGAGGTTGATTGAGGCAATGTCTAGGATAATGCTAGGAGCATCTCCTGTAAAAGTATTTGTTGCATTTTTCCAAGAAATATCAACATTTGCATTAAAAAGTATTTGACCACTAACTACAGGTAGTACCTTTACTCCTGCCTGTACTATCTGTATATCTGCTACATCTATACCTCCTGTACCATTAGTAGTAGCATTGAAAGTAAATATTTCAGTAAAACTATAGGTACTACTAAAACTATTAGCAGGAAATGGACTACCTGATGTATAACTAGTTATTAAACCACTAGAGGAATGACAAATTGTATTTAATGCTCCATTTACTTCTACTGCAAAAAATGGCACATAAGCTACACTAGGAAAGGGACTTGTTCGTATATTTATAGCAGTAGTATTTTCTAATTGTACAGTGCCTGTTATAGTTGCTTGATATACATAAGATTCACCTGAGCCTACACCTACCCATTGAGGAGTAGTGTACTCTCCATTGGTAGGATCAAACAATGCTGCAGGATCTGATATCTCAGTCCATCCTGAATTAATATCAGTATTAAAAGATGGCTGTTGTGGATCAGAATAGATTTTAGTAAAATTAAATCCTGAGTTCTCTGCCACTACTTTATAATCATTCCAATCCACTACATTCTGATCGCCATTGTATGGAATCAGTAGCTTATCAAAGTTAGCATCTGCTAATCCTGCCCAAGTATAAGTATAACCTGCTGTAGCAAAGATTCTATCAAAGTAAGTCTGAGCATAGATAGCAGGCTTAAACCAATTAAACTGATATTGATCATCTATATTGAATGGCATCACATACTTATAGCCATTAGCTAGAGTATTATCAAAGCTATCAATCACTACAGTAGGATCTACATAGTGATCTAAGTCTGAGAAATCTAAGTCAGTCAGATACTTATTAGAGATGTCAGTAAAGAATGTACCTCTATCCTCTTTAATCAATACCTCATACTCCACCATCTGCTCATAGGCTGAGGTGAGCTGTGACTTCTTAATGTTAATGAGCTGAAGAGTTGCATTTGTCATAACAGGGATACCATCCTGAATAACATCACAGCTAGTGAGAGTATTGATATTGAAAGTACCTGCTTGAATGTTTACATCATAGTAATGATTGAGCAGAGTATTGTTATTGTTATTGCCTATCAGTGTAATGGTCTTACTAAAGTTACCTGTTCTCTTAGATATATCTCTAATATCCCCTACACTAAAGTTCAGAGGGAATGATGTCCCCTCTTTGACATCTAGGTATCCTGTGCTAAGTTGTATCCTAACCATTGATAGGAGTATTAAGAGCTAGCTTAATAGTAACCGATTGCTTAATTAGTATTTTATTCTTTTGTCTAAAGTTCTCAAATCCTGTAGCCTCTATAGTACAGGCTCTATAATAAGTGCCATCATAGTAGAATACTTGAGGGGATGTCAGTAGCTCCTGGAATCTATCAGCATTGTATTGGTCCATCCAATTAGTATTCAAGTCTAAGGTATTAGATACATTAGTGTTATAAGTTTTATTACCCATAGCCTCTGAGCTGTATGCCCATTGACTAGCTGATACAAATCCATCTATATGCTGATTATACATCTCTCTAGTTATCTGACCTTTCTCATAGGTCCTTAATTGGAATGCAAAGTTTTGCCATGATCCCATCCTATCTAGATAGTTTAATATATCATAATTAATTACGCATCTAGTATCAAGCTGAAAGTAGTATCTAAATACAGAGCCATTGTCTCCTGTTATTTCTACATAGAAATCATTAACTATAAGGTTATTCCAAATTACTTCAAAATTATATAAACCATCTGCAGGGGTGTGATTATAACTGTAAAGCAATGCATCATTAGCAGTATTATAGTAATTCAAAGTATAAGTCACTCCACTATATACTCTACACATTATAAGGTATTTATCATTAGATCCATCTACAAAAGTAGCAGCATTAGTAGCACTACTAGCATTAACAGTATTGCCTAATGATGTAAGAGCAAAGCTAGGATCTGTAGTTCCTAAATAGTTTGCAGTTGGGAATGATCCCTGAGCATAGATGCCTAAGCTATAAGCTCCATTAAATACCTCCTTGTTAGTTATTAATGCATCATCTAATACTTGAGTCTTTCTCTGATCAGCATAGCTTACATTGCCATTGATATTAACATCAGTGATAGTAGACCAAAGTACATTGACAGTAAAGTCATTAGCAGCAGCATATATTACAGTATGCAATCCCTCAAGTGCAGGATTAGCTACTCCACCATCTGCCTGTACAATAAGTACCTGATCTCCTACTTGAAAGCCATGAGCTGTATAAGCGATGTTAGTATTTAGTCCATCTATTGTCAGAGCTGAGGTATAGTCTATGTTATCTATAAACTCAAATCCTAAGTCTACATCATATTGATACCATGACTCATTGACTTGACCTGATTCAAACTTCCATGTAACCAATGACTGCATCAATCTACTTATATCCTGCTCACCATACCCTGTACTGAATACAGGTAGCACTCTATATTGAGCCACTACATTGGCAGGGATGTGAGATCCTGCAGCAGGATAGATGGTGAAGATGTATCTGAAGCCAGGCTCATTCTTATTAGTGTTATCTATGATATACTTAATAGGATTGTAAGCAGGCATTAACTGAGCAGGTTGTGCTATGATTGTAGTGCTAGGCATATTATAGAGCTGTTATGTAAGTATTCCACGCTGCTACAAAATCAGTATTCTCAGCTACCATACTTGCACCTGCAGCATAAGCTGCTACAGTGTGAGCTGCATGATCTCCACCTTGCGTTAGTATGCTTAAAGGATTTCCATTCGATTCTGAGGTATTCGTTCTACTTGCTGAGGTAGTACCATTAAATAGAGTAACATCAGTATCACTTGTTCTATGTATAGACTTTGGCTCTACTGTAGTAGTGTATTGAAAGGCACTGTCTAGATCAGTTTGAGAATTAATTTTATTTATAGTAGTTGCACCTAAATTCATTACATTATATTCATTACCATCCATAGGACCTGTACCACTAAAAGCATAAGGAAAGAAATACCTAGATGCATTGTCTTGAGTATAGTTAGTTCCTGCATTTGTTACAAAACCTGTATCAATAGATGCAGGGAGAGAAGTAGAACTTCCTGTATATCCTTGAGTAGTATCAAAAGTACAATTACTGACAATTTGAATTAATCTCTTCCAATCTACTAATGATGCTAGACTACTACTACCTCTAAATACACAAAGCACATCTAATTTAGCCCAAACTCCTGCAGCTTTAATAGCTAACATAAATTGATTCTGTAGGATAGATTCAGGTTCAGCAGTATAATCATAGCCAATATAGTAATACACTTGACCATAGTCATAGTCAAAGATATAGGCAGCATCACTAGGCTCAGGAGTACTAGAGCCACCTGCATTGATAGCTGTTACTTCACAGCTTATTTCTGTATCTACATCAGCAGAGGTTAATATATACTGACTAAGAGTTTCTCCACTTATAGGAGTTGCATCTCTATACCATTGGTAAGTGAATGATGTAGGGCTGTTATCCCAAGTACCATCACTTGTATCTACAGGCTCTCCCTCATATCTAAAAGTATAAATTAATTCAGGAGGATAAGTATTAACAGGTGCAACAGGAGGTACAGCTGTAATAGCCTCCCATGCCTCCATCCAATTACCATTAATAGTCACTGTACCTCCTAACTCTAGCACTATGTCCTGGAGATAGTCAGTAGATGTAGCAGGATTGCCTCCTACCTCAGTTAGTATATCTGCCATTAGATCAGTAGAGGTGGCTAGGTCTACTCCATAGTAGTCAGCTATGCCACTAAGATAGTTACCATTGATGGTAGTCACTCCTAGATTATCTGCTATTTTTTTTAGTGTATCACTCATAACTATATTATATTAAAGTTGCTTTTTGTTTAGAACGCATAGTAAGAGTCATCAGTGTAATACTCCTGCCTTATGTAAGTGGTAGCATATCGGATAGCATCCATAGCATCATCATATAATTTGACAGGCTCATCCATAATCTGATCACCTATCTTTTTCCATTTATAATTCTCATACTCTTTCATTATCTGCTTATCCTCCTGACAGAATACTCCAAAGGTCTTAATGTTATCTATACCTTTCTTTACTACCTTGTTAGCATTATGCACATCATACCCTGCAGTATTCATCTCTGCTATTATCTCAGGTCTTGAGTAGTCAGCCATAATCTCTATGTGCTTATCTACATTCAATGCATCCATTCTCTCTATCAGCTGAGTAGTGGTGAGGTAGCTCTCATAGATAATCTTCTCAATGAAGATATCATTGTCACAGTAGTAGACTCTGACTAGAGCTGTAGGGTGGTTATATCCAAAGTCTAAGCCCATTACATACTTAACGAACTTAACAGGTCTATGAGCTATAAATGTCCAATTAGAATAGATGTTACTCTTAGAGATAG